CTAAAGAAGAATGTGAAGCGGAAATAATTAGATTAGATTTACCTTGGGCTTCTGGGGTTGTTTCATCAGTTGATGAAGAAAACATAGAACCAGAAATTAGTTTGCCAGTTGTTGAGATCATAGAACCCGAAATTATTTCTCAGGTTATTGAAGAAAATATAGAACCAACAGTGGTGACGGAAACTATTTATAAATTAATTCACAACGGTACACATATTTTGTGGTTTTCTGTAGATGAGGAATATTCTAATGTAGAAGGAACAACGGTTGTTGGTACTTTTCAAGAATGTCAACAAGAAATAGATAGATTTGGTTTGACTTCGCCTTCTGATGAATTAGTTGATTAAAAATTAAGTATATTATAATAGTAGAGGAATAAGAATATATTTTTAGTAAATATAATATATGTCCGTTTTACCAAACTCATTCCACGGTAGTACTACTTTTAATTCAAAAATTAAAAGTTATGATCATTTAGCCCAAAGAATAAGAAGAACATTGGGAGAACCTTTGATACAAATAGAAATTAGTAGTGAGCAGATGTATGAATTAATAGACATCGCAATAGAATGGTTCACAAAATTTTCTGGCGTAACAGAAGAATATTTAATTTTTAGATCCGATTTATATGAAAGAGGAGTCGGTCTTCGAATAGATAAATTGTTTAGTATAACACCAGAGATGAATAATCCAGCGGATCCCTCGATGCCAAATTCATCAGAAGGTTATGATTTTGATTTAGACGATTATAGAAAAGTAGTAGATGTTTTTTCTATAGAACAAGGCAATTCCAGTGGTGTTAATACATTGTTTACAATTGAACACACAATAGCCCAACAAGCATATTTCGGACATCTTTTAGGTAATGTGGGATATGATCTTGTGACATGGCATGTTTTAAAAGATTGGTTAGATACAAGAGAAAAATTATTGGCATTAAAACCTTATGTTAGGTTTAATCCAGATAACCAAATTTTAAAAATATTACCGGAACCAAATAATAGTGTAATTTATTATGGTCTTTTGGGATGTAAGGTGCAAAAACCGATTAAAGATTTAGTGTCTCAGCTTTGGGTTTTTAGATACACCAGCGCACTCGTAAAAATTGCAATGGGACACACTAGAGGAAAGTATACTGGTACTAATTTATTTGGTGGTCAAACCGTAAATCACCAAGATGTGATGAGACAGGGTGAAAAAGAAAAGGATGAATTGGAAAAAGAATTAATGAGTAATTACGTAGATACTGACCCCGTTCGTTTCTTTATTGGTTGATGAAAACATTAGGTAAAAAAAATAAAAATTACGTACAAGGAATATTCCATCCTAAAAATCCAAATAAATATAAAGGAACATTACCAGTAATATATAGAAGTTCGTTGGAACTATTATCATTTAGATATTTAGACAATAGCCAAAATGTTATAACCTGGGGATCTGAATCCGTGGTTGTTCCATACCAATCACCAAAGGATGGTCGTTTGCATAGATATTTTGTTGATTTGGTAGCGGAAATAAAAATGAAAGATAGTTCTACTCGGAAAGTTTTAATAGAAGTCAAACCAGAAAAACAAACAAAACCTCCTACTATTACTAATAGAAAGAAACAATCTACCATACTTTATGAGAAGTATAACTATGCTATTAACTGCGCAAAATGGGATGCTGCTAGAAAGTATGCAGAAAAAAAAGGATACTTGTTTTTAATTTTTAATGAAAACCATTTAAAATGAACGGTTGTAGTATAAGTAATAATAATATTATATGAGTAACGCATACAATCTATTAGTTGAATCGCCAAGTTATGAGCTTAAATATTTGGTAGAAGAAAAGAATAGAAATTCTCCATCAAATCTTTTTATACAAGGTCCATTTTTAATGGCAGATAAACCAAATAGAAATAATAGAATTTATCCCAGACAACAAATGGTCGAAGAGGTTAATCGTTATACTTCTGAAATGATTGTTAATAGTAGATCTACTGGTGAATTAAATCACCCCACATCACCAGAAGTTAATTTGGAAAGAGCCTGTCACATGGTCACCGAATTAAAACAAAACGGTGATATTTTTGAAGGTAAATCAAAAATTCTTTCAACACCAATGGGACAGATTGTTCGTTCATTAATAATGGACGGTGTTAAGTTGGGTGTCTCTTCTAGAGCATTGGGTCGAGTTGATAATAATAAACAAGGTGTTGGTGTTGTATCTGACTTTAGATTGGTTGCTATTGATGTTGTTGCTGATCCCTCCGTACCAACCGCATTCGTTAATGGTATCTTGGAATCTAAGAAATGGGTACTTGCTGATAGCGGAGAGTTTGAACCTTTTTATGAGACATTTGAAAAATCTATTTCGAAGTTACCTAACAAAAATAGAGACGAATATTTAAAAGAACAATTTATTACATTCATTAATGCAATAAAAAAACTTTAATTGCGATATAACAAAGATAAATAATAATATATTATGGAATTGCGAAAAGACATCTCTAGGTTTATAACACAAATTTGCGAAAAAAATTATTCTTCGGCAAATTCAACACTTGAAACTTTAATTGAAAAAAAGTTAAAAGAAAAGGTTAAAAAAATGCAAAAAGATTGTTGCAAACCTTGTGCTAATAAAAAAAAGAAAAAAGTTATTAAAGAATATTTAGATGATGTAGATGACTCTACTTTTGATCCAAATGCCGAAGAAAATTTTTCGACAGAAGAAGAAATTTCAAACGAACCAGAAAGTGGAGATATTGTCTTGCAACCACACGGTCATTTAGGTAATCGTACATCTGTTTCGGAAATAGATGGAAAACATTTGGGTATCTTTAAATCAGAGGATGAAGCTTTAGCATCTGTTAAAGAATATATGAATGATAATAAATATTACCCAAAAGTATGGATCGCATCTGACCATGGAAATTTTGAAGAAGTAACCGATTTAAATTTTTAATTAAGTTGTAACATACGAAAGATAAATAATAATATACATTTTATGAATAAATTTGCAGAAATCTTAAAACAAGTCGATGAAAGTGTAATCAACGAAGAAACAGCAAAAGCAATTACTGAAGCATTTGATAGTGCAGTAGATGAAAAAGTAAATGCTAGAGTTTCTTTAGAAGTGGAAAGTGTCTTAGCAAAACAAGACGATGACCATGCGGTTAAACTTAAAAAACTTTTAGAAGCAATCGATACTGATCATTCTGATAAATTACAAAAAGTTGTAAATGCTCTCACCGAGAACCACACATCCAAATTGAAAAATGTGGTTTCTTTCTACAGAAAAGCAATCAACGAAAAAGCTAATAAATTTTCAACTAAAATGGTTTCTGAGATCAGCAACTATTTAGATCTTTATTTGGACAAAAAAGTTCCAAATTTACAATTAGAAGAAGCTGTGCAAAATACATATGCTCGCAAACAGCTTGATAAAATTAGAGAGTTGGTCGGTATTGATTCCGATTATATTAACGAGAGCGTCAAATCAGTGGTTTCTAAAGGTAAATCAAAAATTGACGAACTTAACGAGAAATTGAATGATGCATACAAAGAAAATCATGTGCTTTCAGAAAAACTCAAGGTTAATATGAATGCTGTTCTTTTAGAAAAGAAAACTAAAGGAATGCCATCCGCTAAAAAAGAATTCATTTTCAATCTATTGAACGACAAAAGTTCTTCTTACATCGAAGAGAACTTCAGTTATGTCGTTGAGATGTTCGAACGTGGAGAAGAAGAGAAATCTTCCGATCTTGTTCAAGAAGCCAAAAACAAGGCTTTAAGCAGAGATGCGAAAATCCCTGCCACAACATCTGTGATTACAGAATCTGTATCTAATACAGAAGAATATAATCCAGTTTCGAACTATCTTAATGAACTTAGTAGGTTCTAAAAATTTCCAGTTGAAGAAAAGCATCTGTTTTTCTTGATTCTATATCCATAGAAAGGTAAATAAAAATAAATAAATTATGAGAAATGTTAATCCAGCCACAGGCTACATCGATAGATCACGTGCTCAACAGTTAGTTGAGAAATGGGCACCCGTTCTCGATTACACATCCGATAAGGTTGCGCCAATCGAAGACGAGCATGCACGTTTAACAACGGCGATCCTAATGGAAAACCAAGAAAGATGGTGTATTGAAGAAGGCGGTAATTCCGCTGGTTCTGGTGGTGCTTTTGGCTCACCCGGCACTGCTTTATACTCACCTCCCGGAACGGTTACCGCAGGAGATCGTTATGCAACAGGAGATCAACGCTTACCAAAGGTTTTAATTCCAATGGTTCGTCGTACATTCCCTGAGTTGATCACTAATGAAATCGTTGGTGTTCAGCCAATGAGTGGACCCGTAGGATTGGCCTTCGCTCTTCGTTACCGCTATGAGGCTGATAGCTTAGGTGCTAACGGTTTAGACGGTTATGCCACAGGGAAGACAACTTCCGGTGCTGGTATGGACCGCTCTTCAATCGATGGCAAAGAACTTGGCTATCAATACTTAGATACTAGATTTACTGGTACTAGCTCTTCCTTTTTACAAGGAAACTCCGATTTCGCAGTCCTTGACTCCGATAAAGGTGTTGCAGCTATTCTCAGTCAATTCGAATTAACTGGTAATATTCCACAAGTTACTGTCGAGTTCTCCAAAACAGCAGTCGAGGCTGGCACACGCCGTCTCGCCGCTCGCTGGTCTGTTGAACTTGAGCAAGATTTGAAGAATATGAACGGTCTTGATATCGATGGTGAATTGACAAACGCTATGTCGTATGAAATTCAAGCCGAAATCGACCGCGAAATGGTTATTCGTATGGTTCAAGTTGCTCTCAATGCAGGTGCAGGAAATGGATACAGCTTCTGGTACGCAGCATCAGCCGACGCACGTTGGTTAGGTGAGCGTAATCGTGACTTCTATAGCAAAGTAATTGTTGAGGCAAACCGCATCGCAATTCGCAACCGCCGTGGTAGTGCTAACTTCGTTATCGCTACACCTCGCGTTTGCGCAATCTTTGAGATGTTACCAGAGTTTCAGTGGATGCCCGTAAACGGCAACGTGAATACTCAACCTACTGGCATT